GATCCAAACAACACATTCTTTTGGCAAGAACGTAACATGATACGTTTACCATTCAACGGCGTTAAAGGCGAAATGGATAATAAGAACGTATTAGTTCAAGTACCATGTATAGAAATGTGGGGTGATTCGTGTCCTATTCTAGCAGAAGTTAGAACATGGTTTAAGGATTCATCACTGGAAGAAATGGGTCGTAAGTATTGGAAGAAGAAGTCTTACATATTCCAAGGCTTTGTTAGACAAAATCCATTAGCAGATGATACTACACCAGCTAATCCTATTAGACGTTTTATTATGAGTCCTCAGATCTTTACTATTATCAAGTCAAGTTTGATGGATCCAGATATGGAAGAATTACCAACAGATTACACAAATGGTTTAGACTTCCGTATAACTAAAACACAAAAAGGTGGCTATGCTGATTATACAACATCACAATGGGCAAGAAAAGAGTCTGCATTAACAGAAGCAGAACAGGCCGCAGTTAACGAACATGGCTTATACACACTTTCTGACTTCTTACCTAAGAAGCCAAGTGAACAAGAGCTTAAAGTTATGAAAGAAATGTTTGAAGCATCAGTAGATGGTAGACCATATGACGCAGAGCGTTGGGGTGCATATTACAGACCAGCAGGTATGATGATGTCATCACAGTCAGCACCAACTGATACAGCAACAACTGCACCTGTAGCAGAAACTGCTCCAGCACCTACTCCTGAGCCAACAGTTGCTCCAGCACCTGAAGTAGCAGTAGCACCAACACCTACTCCAGAACCTGTAGCAGAAACAGCGGCGGCTCCAGCAGGCGGTTCTAAAGCAGAAGACATTCTTGCTATGATCCGTGCAAGAAAATCATAATAAGTAGTTATGACATTGGGCGGTAATTTAATTTTACCGCTCAATCTTTCTTTATAACTATTATTATGAAAATAGCAATTACAGGTCACACATCTGGCATTGGCCAAGCACTGGCACGTCAATATGAACAACGTGGGCATACCATTGTGGGTTTATCTAAGCGTGACGGTAATGACATACGCAACATACAACGCACAGCAGATTTAATAGAATCCTGCGACATGTTTGTTAATAATGCACAACATAACTTCGCACAAACAGATCTGTTGTTTGAAGTACATCGCAGATGGAAAGATCAACAAAAAGAAATTATAGTTATTAGTACTATGATGACCATGTCTGGTCCAATAAACAACGAACACATTCCTTACTATACACAAAAGATTGCATTAGAACATGCGTCGTTAGAACTAGCACAAACTAGTTTATGGCCTAAAATTACACTAGTCAGGCCTGGCGAAGTACACACAGGAGATCATAGTGGACCATTGGCTTTTAAAGATGTTAATACCTATGCTGAAACAATAATTAATATAATTGAAAGTGCACCTAAGGGTTTAAGAGTTTATGAGTTTAGTTTAGGTGTTGATTATGAATAAAAAAGATTATCTAACCAACAAACACTTTTGTCCAATTCCCTGGACTGGTTTTCAATATAACGGTAACGGAGATGTGTTAAATTGTATTCGTAGTCAAAAAGCAATTGGTAATCTTAAACGTGATTCTATACATGACATTATAAAAAATAATCAAAAAATTAGACAAGATATGCTAGATGGCAATCCAGGATATGGTTGTGATGGATGCTATAACCTTGAACAAGGTAAAAATAGATTTGATATTGCCAGTGATCGTATTTTTTATCTTAAAGAACTAAAAGATGTTCCGCTAACAACATACGAAGATAGTAATAATTTTGAATTGCACCAGATTGATCTGCGTTGGTCAAATGTGTGTAATCAAGCCTGTGTATATTGTGGACCACAATATTCAAGTAAATGGCAAGCAGAAAAGAAATTTAATTATTACATTGAACCTAGTAACGAAAGAATTACAGAACTTAAAGAATTTGTTTTTAGTAAAATTGATCAACTTAAACATGTTTATCTAGCAGGTGGTGAACCACTACTAATGAAAGAAAATGAACAACTATTAAAATTATTATTAGAACACAACCCAGATGTTAATATCAGAGTTAATACTAATCTAAGTAAAACAGGAACGCCTGTATTTGACTTAATTTGTCAATTTAAAAATGTACACTGGACCGTTAGTGTTGATGAAATAGAAGATGAGTTTGAGTATGTTAGATATGGCGGTAGTTGGCAAGACTTTTTAGCTAATCTTAATATTATTAATAAACTTGATCATAAAATAAGTTTTAATATGTTATGGTTTCCTTTAAATTTTAAAAGTATTTTTGCCACAGTTGACTACTTTAAACAACTAGGATATCACAATAACAGTTTTGTAATTAACACAATTAAAACACCACGACCATGGGATATAAGACATTTACCTAGCTGGGTGCTTAAAGAATTAGATCAAGAACTACAAAAAAGAATTGACGAACAACCAGGATATCTATTAGAGGATAGTTATCGTAATATGTTATCAAATATACAACAACCGTTTGATCGTAAACCAGAGATATTATTAAACGCTCTTAAAGAATTAGATCAACGCAGGGGCTTAGATAGTTGTAAATTGTTTCCGGAATTATACAAATGTTTACAAGACTAGACGACATATTATTTCCTAATCGTGTTGAAGTTTATGACTTTCATGAAATAAACAAATTCTTTTATCCTATTTTTAAATGCGGTAGCAGTACATTAAAAGAAATAGCAAAAGACCGAGGATTTAAAACTTTAATAAATGAACAAATAAAAGACTTAGATGAAGTTGATGTGTTTATTAGAAATCCTAAGGAAAGGTATATTAGTGGAGTGCAGAGTTATTTGTTTCATAACCCTGGTTTAGATATTGAAACTGTAAAACATTATTTAATACAAGGTATTATATTAGATAGACATTTTGCACATCAGTTTCAATGGATCGTTAACCTTGCTAGATATTTAAAACCCACAGCAAAGTTAAACATACATAGTATGGCAATGATGAATGAGTACTGTCGTAATATTAACTTAACGTCAGACAAAGATACATCTATAGATGTTACAGACATTGTTGAATCACCAGCACTGTCAGTATCTTTTAGTTTAGATCAACTTATATTAGATGAGCTAGTAGGACAAAGTTGGACCGTAAATCAAATAATGACACATCTTATGAATAGAAATCCAACAGCCTACTTTACTATTATTGGTAAAACACAACACCTAGCGGAGGTAAGTCATGTTCTGCCAAAGGTTTAAACACTTTGCTAGGTTAAATGAAGACGGCTCTGTTAGTCGTTGTGGGCATATGGTTGAAGCACCACGATTTAGTTCTTATGAGGAAATGGAATCTAGTACGTGGAATCAAGAACTACAACAAGCAGAAGCACACCCAAAAGAATGTGTACGCTGTCAAATAACAGAACAAACAGCAGGACAAAGTATCAGACTTGATACTGATAAGCGACATAAACTATTAAAAGGCTTTAGAGATGATTACTTAATTATAGGTGGTGTGTTAGATAATGTCTGTAACTCTGCTTGTCAGTTTTGTTATGAAGGATTATCAACTACAATAGGTAGTTTAAAAAAGAACATAATCAAACTAGAAAATGTTTCAGCGTTTGATTCACTACCACAAGAACAAATAGTTGAATTAGATATAAACGGTGGCGAACCAAGTTATAGTAAAAACTATAAACGGTTGTTAAACAACTTACCACCTAATGTAAAAATAGTCAGGATTAATACTAACGGCACAACAGTAATACCAGAAGTAAAAATGCTGTTAGAACGCAAGATTAAAGTTACAATTACTTTAAGTTTTGATGGAACTGAACAGGTTAATGAATATGCACGTTGGCCTGTAAGTTGGAAAAAATGGGACCAGGTAGTTAAAGAGTATAAACAATTAGCACAAGAAAGTAATTTAATTGAGCTAGGGTTTTGGAGTACTCTTAATGTGTTTACTATCTGTGATTTGGAGAATATGTTGCGTTACGCAGACTCAGTAGATATACCGTTTAGTTATGGTTTACTAGAGTTTCCTGAACAACTTAACATAAAGTACACAAATCCATTTACGCAAAGAGCAAAAGAACTTTTCCAAAAAACGGACATATTGTTGCTCAAACAACTTGAACCTTTGGTTGCATCAAGTTATAATAATACAAAAGAACTAGTGGACTTTGTAACAGAGCAGGATAAACTGCGTGGTATAAGTTACCAAGACTACTTTGATATAGAACTAGGAGAATAACATGGCCAAACCATTTGATGTAAGTAAATTTAGAAAGAGTATCAGCAAATCAATTGCTGGACTATCAATAGGATTTAATGATCCAACAGACTGGGTAAGTACGGGCAACTATGCTTTAAACTACCTAATATCAGGAGATTTTACAAAAGGCATTCCATTAGGTAAGGTAACTGTGTTTGCAGGAGAGTCTGGTGCAGGTAAATCATATATCTGTTCAGGTAACATAGTTAAGGCCGCACAAGAACAAGGTATCTTTGTTGTCTTAATTGATAGTGAAAACGCATTAGATGAAAATTGGTTACACGCCTTAGG